GAGGATGAACAGCAGAAGCGGGTGAACACCCTGATCTTCGTCCTGAAGTACATCACCCGTTTGGCGGGGTTTGAACTTCTGAACCGTATTGAAATCAAAGACCGTAAAACCGGGAGGGAATACCGATGATGAATAAACCTTGCCCTTTCTGTGGTGGAGAACCCTTTTTCATGGATTGTGACGGGTGGTATTGGGTTCGTTGTAGAAAATGTGGGGTTGAAACACCCGGATCAGATATAATAGAAATTGCGGAAAATCAATGGAATAGGCGGGTGAATGACGATGAAGAAAATGCTGATGGTGCTGGCCCTGGCGCTGTTCTTGATGGCCGTGGCGGAGCATTACAACATTGATCCCGCTTGGTTCCTGATTGTCTGGTATCTTTCAGACAACATTCCTACCCGGAACGCCTGAACAGGTGCTTCTTCAGTAGGGGTTGGAACAGCGTGTGGAACAGGTATGGAATAGATGTTTTTTCTATATCTGTTCCGCACGAAAACCCTTGATTTTCAAGGCTTTTTCACTTGTTTTCAGGGAACGGAACAGATGGAACAGATGTAAATATACTTTCTTCTTATTAAGAAAAAAATATATAAGAAATGTGTATATAAGGAACTGCCCGTTTTATCTGTTCCATGCGTTCCAAACCCTTGAAACCCCTTGATTTTTCGGCATTTATCCACGGTACAGATGCAATGAAAACGGAACAGACTACCACAGAAAGGATGTGTTACATAGTGAATGACAAAGACCTTTCCCAACAGGCCAAGGATTTTCTGAACCAAATCAGCCGCCTTGATGCCTTGATCAATAGACTTCTGAACACGGTTGCAACAGAGCGTTCCCGGTTGACTTCCATCGGGTGTGAACTGAAACAGGATAAGGTTCAAACTTCAGGCCCCAAGAACAGCCTTGAAGAAACGATCTGCAAGATTGATGAACTTGAACGAACCATCAACGCCCGGATTGATGAACTTGTTGACCTGAAGAACTCTACCCTGAAAGCAATTCAGATCCTTCCTGACTTCGATCAGCAAAATGTTCTGATTGCCCGATATATTGACGGGAAGAAATGGCTTGATATTGCCTTTGACCTTAACTTTTCAATTTCACAGGTTTACAAGATTCACGGGAAGGCCCTGATTTCTTTTTCTGAAAAGAACCCTAATCTTTTATTATCGCTTGAACAGTAGTGTAAAATCCTATTCTTGTGAAAATGTGATAGGATTTTAGAGTATCACCCGTGCGAAAATAATAGTGTAAAAATGCACCCCTTATAGGGGTGCATTTCACTTTTTTAGGAAAGGGGTGAATACCTGTGACACCAAGACAGCGGAAGTTCTGTGATGAATACTTGATCAGCGGCAACGCTACGGATGCGGCAATCAAGGCGGGGTATTCGCCCAAGACCGCAAAGCAGACGGGTTCTGAAAACCTTGCAAAACCTGACTTGAAAGCGTACATCGAAACCGAACTTGAAAAACTTCATTCGGCCAAGATCGCTGATGCTGAAGAAGTCATGAAATACCTGACTTCGGTAATGCGGGGTGAACATACTGAAGAAATCCCGATCCTGTGCGGTGACGGTTGCCAAGAGTTGACGCAGAAAGAGGTTGGAGCCAAAGAAAGGCTAAAGGCCGCTGAATTGATTGGCAAGCGTTATGGTATGTTCACGGACAAGGTAGGTGTGGAAGGGGCCGTTCCGGTGATTATCACGGGGGATGATCAACTTGAAGATTAGCCCACAGGCCAAGCGGGTTCACCTTCCTGAAGTGGTTGGTAAGGGTTACGGAACCTTCTGGAACTTCAAAGGCCGTTACCGGGTGTGTAAGGGAAGCCGTGCTTCCAAGAAATCCAAAACAACGGCCCTGAACATCATCAAACGGATGATGCAATACCCGGAAGCCAATACCCTTGTGGTTCGCAAGGTGTTCAGAACCTTGAAAGATTCCTGTTTCACCGAACTGAAATGGGCAATCAACCGCCTTGGGGTTTCAGCCTATTGGGAAATCAAAGAAAGCCCCCTTGAAATGACCTACCTTCCCACCGGTCAGAAGATTTACTTCCGGGGCCTTGATGATCCCCTGAAGGTCACTTCAATTACGGTTGAAATAGGGTTTTTGTGCTGGTGCTGGATTGAAGAAGCATACGAAATCATGAATGAAGCTGATTTTGATATGCTGGATGAATCCATCCGTGGTGCTATCCCGGAAGAAACCGGCCTGTTTAAGCAAATCACGCTGACATTCAACCCGTGGAACGAAAAGCATTGGATCAGGAAACGCTTCTTCGGGGAGATCACCGGCAAGGATGCCCAAGGGAACCCCACATACAAGTTCCATGATAGCTGGATCAGCCCGGATGGGCAGATTTACGCCACAACCACCAATTACCTGTGTAATGAATGGCTGGACACGGCGGATTTGAAGGTGTTCAACACCATGAAGGAAAACAACCCCCGCCGCTACAAGGTGGCTGGCCTTGGGGGTTGGGGCATTGTGGATGGCCTGATTTTCGATAATTGGCGGGAAGAAGCCTTTGACTATCTGGCTATTTCCAAGAAGCCTGATGTGAAAAGTGCCTTCGGCCTTGACTTCGGTTATACCAACGATCCCACAGCCCTGTTCTGTGGGCTGGTGAGTGAGAAGGAAAGAACCATTTGGGTGTTTGATGAACTGTATGAAAAGGCCCTGACGAACCGGGCAATCTGTGACCGGATCACCGGCATGGGTTACGGCAAGGAACGGATCAAGGCCGATTGTGCCGAACCAAAGAGCATTGATGAATTGCGGGATGCTGGCCTTCATCGTATCAGAGCCGCCCGGAAGGGCAAGGACAGCGTGAACAACGGAATCCAGTACATTCAGGGTTACACCATCATTGTTCATCCCCGATGTGTGAACTTCATCACAGAGATTTCAAACTACACATGGGCAGAAGATAAGTTCGGGGCCAAGATCAATGTTCCCATTGATGATTTCAACCACCTTATGGACGCTATGCGTTACGGGCTGGAAGATATGTTGGTTGGCCCGACATATTCT